AATGAATCACTAAAATTCCAATTGGTTACTCCAGCCGTAAAGTTTACATCAATGATATTGTAAACATCAGTGCCATTGCGAATGACTTGTATAAACACACGTGAACTCGGTGCGGTTACGTTTACAAGAAGACTGAAGTTAAAAAAGTAAACACCATATGCCGGGGCTGTGTAGGTATAGTTTGCAGGGTTATAATCTCCGTTGTTATCAAACACCTCGTTGTTCATGGCTAAGATACCCATGGCAATCGATGCACTATTGGTTGCTCTAAATGCAAATGCACCTGTTGTATCACTACCAATTAAGAAGCGTGAATTACACCAAGGCATCCAGTACTGATTGATGATGTTCTCAAGTGATCCTGCTTCAAGTTCAAACCCCGCATCTGCAACAATGTTGCTAAACAGATACCACCAATTGAGTGCTGGTGTAAGGTCGGCAGGGAATGCGGGGTTGGTGCTGTCGAGCAATGGTCTTGTATTGGCTTCTTCATTCTCACTCCATAGCTGTCCCCTGTCGAGTATTGTCCAAATGCGATTAGTGAGAGGCGTTGTTACAAGGTCATATCCTATGACTTCATTATTGGTAGGCAAGTCAACAATATCCTTCAATTTCTTCTCGCCTATCTTCTTTACAAGGTCGGGCGTTTCAGCATAGAACGCAAGCTCGACCTCGTTAATCTTACCCTGTTGCTTGTACACCTTACGCACTCGGATGTAACCCGATGCGATTGGTAGCGTATCAACACGAATCTCAGCGGGTAGCTTGTAGTGAAAGAAGTTAGCCGCACCCGCATCTACGTTTACATCAAACAACGCACCCAATGCGCTTTGATTACGTGTGCTAAATGGTACTCTAAACTCACGGCTAAACGCACCTAACGATTGAAAGTTGTTGAGGTCAGTGAATCTCCAGTTCTGCGAGATGCTTTCATTCTCGAATAAGTCAAGATAGGTGTCTACTGGCTGAGGTGCATAAGCATAAACATCAATACCTGCTGCATTGATAGCAGGCAGAACAGGTGATACGTATACCCTACTCAATGCGTCATCAACTGAGGTCACATAAGTAGTCGTAATAATGGCAGTAGGAAATACATTGTTATCAAAAAACACTACCTTAGTTCCTACCGGGTAGAAATCAGCTAATGGTGGGCTAATACTCGAAAGGAAATAATCCTGTCCTGCACTAATGCTAAATCCTAGGCTTTCGCTTCCTGTTTCACTTTGCGGGATTGATTGCGTTTTGACTATTAGTTGTACCTCTCCGTTCATGTTATGTCCAGTATTCGTTTGCGATTCTAAATTTCACCGTCACGTTGTATAGCTTACCATCTCTCGTCTTCTTTTCAACGTAGCTTGTATCGTCCATGTTGACAGGTATCTCGATTGGCTTGCCTTGGTCTTCTGATAACCATGTGACCTGATTGCTTACCATGAGCGAACGCAGTAGCATAAACTCGCCCTCTGTGATATAATCACTCGTTGCGGTTATGACCTGCTCAACAAGATTGCGCCTGTCGGTTTTGCCACGATCGTTACTGCTAAATACTGAAGTGCTACCATTGAATAATACTTGCTTGTATTGCTTGCGCTGTATCTCATCAGTCTTTTCTGACTTCTTTATAAAGTTAAAGTAATCCCAACCACCACGGCTGTTAACCCATCCAAGGCGTATCTTATCCCACCAACAATCCGATTGCCCATGCAGGAATGCGTTGTAAAAGTTGTATGATACACTCACCGTGCTGGGTAATGAATTCACTACACGAACGCTGTAATATCTCCAGTTAGGAAAGAGCGAAGGCTTTACCGTTAGTCCTGTCCAATCGTTAAGGTTAGCAGGGTACACAGGCAAAGCTTCAATATCATATCCATTAAGTGTTATCGTTTGCGTAGTGGCTGCGCCCGTGCTTGAGTAAATAGTAATTACTAAAGACAACGGATTGTTATTGCTTAAAAAGTCGTTGTTACCCGGCATCGATAGAATACCATAGTCCGATTCAAATGCAGGTATCCATACACGTGATTGACTTGTTACGTTACCTGCTCCCCATGTGGGTGCAAGATTGAAAGGATGCGTAGTGTACAACCTATCCGTCATCATGTTGCTAGAAGAAACCGTCAAGGAATACTTGACAGCTTGGTTGCCACTTGTAGGTGATGGCTTGTAACCATCCTTTACTTGGTAGTAGCCATTGATTATGATGGATTGCTCGCCTTGCACCTCACTACCTTCTGCTTGCGTTAGTATTCCATTTACTATCCACCATTCAGTCAATGTAAAGTCCATTGTGATTTTACTCAAATCGCTTATCGTGTTATCCGTACTCAAGTGATAATTGAGTGGTTCACTATTGCGCATATCATTCACCAATGATTGCACATCGAAATAGAGGCGTGTATCAGGTGCGGCAGCTACGTAGAACGTATATGGTGTGCCGTTTAACAACACCTCAACACCATAGCGAAAACCAGGCTGTGCTGTTTCATCACTTGTTGCAATGATCATTAGCTTTTGCCCACGTACCGCCCAAGGGTAGGGCTGGTCATTGATTGTAATTGCCATCTATCTTTTGTTTAGTAAATACCTTTGTTCAAATCCTTTTACGTATGCAGTGAGTAGCTGCTCTTTGTACTCATCCCATGTATCGTCTACCGCTTCTTGGTAATAGTGTATACCTTCAATTCCTTTTTCGCCTATGCTTTTTGAAATGGCAATGGCTGCGCTCTTTATGTTGCTCTCAGTTGCTTTGATAAATTCGCCCTGCCTATTACGTAACTTCAGTGGTTTCAACTTAATCCACTTCATGATGTCTTTGTATGGTGGGCGTTTGTTTGGTTGACCCGGGTAAGGTCTACGCCCGTCCTCAATTACATCTGCATACTTACCCGCTGCATCATTGTCAACGGTGAAATCTATCGTTGGTTTGTTGTAACGAAACTTTAATTTGTACACAAGTGAGTTGAGCAAGTTACCCGATGCAACACGATTCACAACCTTACCACGCACTCTGCGCTTAATACGCAGGTTAGACTTCGCACGCTCCACTACTGCGGCAGCATACTCATTTAGTAGGTCTTCAAATTCGTTTGCCATTACAATACCTCCTCCCATTCAATGATTGAACCTGCAAGGACGGTCAGTCCACCAATAGATGCACAGCGAACACGTATGATTACCGTGCCGTTTGCACTCGGTTTTATTATTCCATCTGATGTGCTAACACCACTTATGGCGGCTACCGTTGAATTGGGGTTATTATAAGTCGTTTGGTTAGATGCAAAGTTAGTTGTGGTGGTGGCGGCCGAGGTAAAACGATAGCGGTTAAAGGTTACCGCAGGCCCATTAATTGAAAGTTGAATGTTGGCAGTATTGGTATAGCCCAATGTTGCACGCCACTTGTAAGTCTTACCCGCTGTCACGGCAAAGCTTAACCCCGTCACATCTTCATATCCTGTGGAGGTAGCATTGGTAAAGTCATTAGCCAGTATGGTTGTGCCTAAACCTAAGTCACTCTTTAACGATGCAAGTGAAAGTGCGCTTACTGTGTTATCTGCATTGATGCGTAAGTAGCGAACCGCACTTGGATTTGGCAGCGTTGCAAGGTTAGTACCTACTGTAGTCAGTCCGATATCATTCTGTTTGCCATTGAATGTAGACCAATCTGCGCTGCTCAATGCACCACGATTTGCAGCACTGGCTGTGGGTAGGTTGAACGTGTGTGTTGCTGATGCGCTATTGATAGCAAAATCAGTCCCGGCTGTGCCTACTGCGAAATTCTGCGTGCTTTCAGTTAAGCCATTCAAAGAACTAATTCCGATTGCGTAAGTAGTATGCACTTCGCCTATGCGCCCGTCCTCAGTGTATAGAGTAACCGTCTTACCATTGGTGTTTTGAATATCAAACTCAATGTGTATTCGGTCGGTTGCAGCTGTTACGGTGTTCGGAACTGAAATGCTGAACGTGTACAAATCAGGAACACTACCATTGGTTATTTGCTCAAGTGGTGAAGTGGCAATCAATGTGAACGTGCTGCCGTTGTACGTGTAAAGCTTAGCAACTATTTCAGCGTTATTAGACCCACCTCCCGTTTCACTCAAGTAAACATCAATAGTCCAAACGCCCGAAGGAATAAGAACGTGGTTTGGTTGGTTTACATCGGTAATGAATCGAGCAATTGCGCCCGTTGTTGCACGTGTGAAGTTGGCTGCTGGTCCTGTGTTGGCTGCTGTGCCTAATTCATAGTAAGGATTGCCACCAATAGTACCTTGCGATACGTTACCATTAAAGTATAACACCTGCCCACCGCCACCACCTGTTGAAGGGAATGTGCGAAGCGCACCTGTGCCATCTACATATTGATCACTTGAACCATTAGCTGCAACCGCAAGCG